TATGGAAGAAGAAATGAGACAAGGTATGATGGGTGCAGATGTTCAAACAACTCCTGCTCCTATTGATGATAAAGATAACCCATTAATAAACTTAGTGGGGGATAAAGTTTCAGAAAATTTACAAAATATTAGTGAACAAGAAATGCAATTAATTACACAATTAAATGTTCCTGAATTTAGAAATTTTATGTCAAAAGTTTTTGGGCCTGAGTTTGGTGTAATAATGGAAACAAGAATACCTAAACCAGAACAAACTCAACCACAACAAGTTTCACAACCTAGTGAAAGCCCTGCACCTACGCAAGGACAGGGAATGATGACGCAGCCACCCTCCGTATAGAGGCCCTGCATATAGGGGCGACCTGAATCCAACAGCACCCCAAAGGAGATAAAATGGAAGACGATAAGAAATCTGAAGTTGTAGAAGAAAAAGTTTCCGAAGCAACAGAAGAAATCGCAACACCAAACCCATACAAGAATCCTAATAGGAATTTAATGGACAAGGAAGACGAAAAGACAGCTACTGAAGAATCTAAGGAAGAATCTGACGAGAAAAAACCTAAAGATGAACACCCTGTCGGAGTAGAAGATGCTGTATTTAAGAAGCGTTATGATGACTTAAAACGGCATTACGATGAGACTGTCTCTAAGCATAAAGACGAAGTTCTCAAACTAAAGAAAGAAAGAGAAGCTATTGCATCTAAACCTATCTTTAAAACTAAAGAAGAGTTAGAGGAATGGCGTAAGGATTATCCTGAGATGTATGATTCTGTTATGCAGATTACTTCAGAGGCTACTCTTAAAAATAAGCAAGAAATACAAGAGGAAATGTTGCAATTAAAAAAACAACAGTCTCGACTTGCTAGAGAGAAAGCTGAAGTAGAACTTGCTAAGAAACATCCCGACTTTCAAGATATCAGAGAAAGTTCTGATTTTCATGAGTGGGCATCTTCTCAAGATACTACTGTACAATCTTGGCTCTACGATAATACAGACAATCCAACAGCAGCAGCTACAGCGATTGACTTATACAAATATCATAGAGGTCTTTCTACAAAGAAGGTTTCTTCCGATGCTAAGAAAGAAGCGGCAAAATCTGTTTCTAAAACTAAGCCTAGTGAGAATCCTACTGATAAGAAAACTTGGACTTGGGATGAAATTCGCAAGTTAAAACCAAGTGAGTACGATAAGTTAGAGAAAGAAATCGATATAGCTAATAGAGAAGGTCGAATCAAATAAGAAAAATCATAACAACTTTAAATAACAAACAAAAACAAAAGGAGAAAAACGATGGCATTTACTAAATCAAGTGGATATGCTAACTTACCAAACGGTAACTTTAGCCCAATTATCTACAGCCAAAAAGTCCAAAAGTTTTTCAGAACTGCATCTGTTGTAGAAGGTATTACAAATACTGACTATGCAGGTGAGATTGAAAACTTTGGCGACACTGTAAACATCATTAAAGAACCTACCGTTTCTGTTCAGGCTTACACAAGAGGAGCAGCTGTTAATCCGCAAGACATTAACGATGACCAGCTACAACTCGTTGTTGACCAAGCAAACGCTTTCGCATTTAAAGTTGATGATATTGAGGAAAGACATTCTCACATTAACTTTGAATCAGTTGCAACTTCTTCTGGTGCTTATGCACTTAAAAATGAGTACGATAAGAATGTAATTGCAGCTATGTTTGCAGGTCCAAGTGCAAGTTCACCTGACCATGTAATCGGTTCTGATGGTTCTGGAGTAGACGTAGGTTTTGATAGCAACGAAATTGACCCTGTCGATTTAATTTCAAAACACGCTAGACTATTAAACAAACAGGATGTACCTGAAGAGAACAGATGGTTCTTAGGTTCACCTGAGTTTATGGAGCAACTAGGTCAAACTTCATCAAAACTTATGGATGACACTACTGGAGCAGCTACACCATTGAGAAATGGTAAAGTATACTCTGGTAAGATTATGAACATGGAAGTATATATGACAAATAACTTTGCAGCAAGTTCAACTTCGAACTACTTCAAAGTATTATCTGGACATATGTCTTCTACTGCAACAGCTAATCACATTGCAAAAATCGAAGTTATCAGAGACTCTGACTCATTCTCTGATGTCGTTAGAGGCTTACATGTGTTTGGAAGAAAAGTGTTACGTGACGTAGCTCTTGTTGCAGAACACGTCTTAATAGACTAATAGTAGGAGGAAATAGAAAATGCCAACAAATTATAACAGTAATATTACTTCTACTAACATACCAGCAAAAATGGGTTCAAGTATCCCAAGAGTTATCTCTGATGTAGTAGATTTTTCATCTACAACAAATGGAACTGGAGATACTTTTGATGTGCTTCCTGTACCTGCTAACTCATTAGTGTTAGCTGCTGGTGTAGATGTATTAACAGCCGATGGCGCAGGTAACTCAGGTACTGTCGCAGTTGGTGATAGTGTAGACCCAGACCAATATGCCGCTGCTGCAACTGTAGCCGCCGCAGGTCAAATGACTACTCTTGATGCAAACTATGCTTATGCTTCTGCAGATGCAATCAGACTAACAATTGGTACTGGTGCAATTGATGCAAAAGTAAGAGTATGGGCTTGTGTTATGTCTCTAGATGGTGGTGGCACATTAGCCGACACTGATTCACAGACATCAACATTTGCATAATAATGATAATAGGGGGGTTTCAATACCCCCCTTTTTAATATGAAATTTTTTATAGTATTAGTTATATTATTAGCAGAACACACTTCTCCTAAATTATTTGTATTTAGATTTGAAGATTTTTCTGAACAAAATACTTGTGCTAATTATATTAATGACAATAAAGATTATTTAAAAGTGGAAATTGAAAAACAATTCCCAGTAGAAACAATTGAAGAAAGTATGGTTGTATGCATGACACAACCTGAAATAGATAAAATAACAAAAACTTTAGAGGGAAAGCAATGGCAGGAACAACAACATATTTAACTTTAGTTAATGATGTACTTAGAGAACTCAACGAAGTAGAATTAACTTCTGCTTCTTTTAGTGATAGTAGAGGAGTACAAACTGCCGTTAAAGGATTTATAAATAAAGCAGTTAATGATTTATATAATTCTGAAGTAGAATGGCCATGGCTATATGTAGAGGGTTCTCAAGTTACTTATGCAGGACAACAAGAGTATACTTTTCCTACAGCATTTAGAAAAGCAAACTTTAGTTCCTTTCGATTAGTTCCCACACAAAGATTAACAAATCCTACTTTTGATTCTAACATATCTAGTTGGACAACAGTATCAGGCTCACCTTCTTTTACTTCAGATGGTAATGGTAGGCTAAGATTAAATGCCTCTGAGGTAACACAAAGTATTAGTGTTGTTAAAAATGAAGTACATAAAATATCAGTAAGAGTGTTAGACCCTAGCGAATCAGGGAGTTCTGCCACATTAAAGATTGGTACAACTTCAGGTGGTACACAAATATCTTCTAATACTATTAGTGTTACAGATTACGGCAATGGTAAAATTTATAGTACAGATTTTACACCTACATCTAGCACAATATATATTGGTTTAGCTAATGCAGATTCTACAAATTTAGATATTGATTATATTAAAGTAAGTCTAGGTGAAACTCCTAGTTATTTAAAATATGTTTCTTATGATTCTTTCTTACAAGGTCTATTAGCTTCTGATGCTGTAGTAGATGATTCACAATATGGTAAACCTAGTTATGTTTATAGAACACCTGACACATTAAAATTTGGACTATCTAGAATACCTGATACAGATGCGTATACTATCAAATATGATTATTATAAAACACATGCAGATTTATCAACATCAACAGATACTCTAGACTTACCTGATAGGTTTGCGGATACAGTAGTCAATAGAGCAAAGTATTATCTATATAAATTACGTAATGATGTACCTATGGCTAATATTGCTAATGCTGAATACGAACAAGGTATTAAACGTATGAGAGTAGAAACACTCAATAAACAAGATTATGTTAAAGATACGAGAGTAAATATTAATTCATCTAATAGAACAACAAGCGATACTTCAGTATTAACGGTAATATAATATGGCACAGACACAACCCTTTACAGCTAGTATTGGAGGAGGCCTAGTACTTAATAGAGATGTATTCTCTATGCAACCTGGTGAGGCTTTAGAGTTAACAAACTTTGAACCTGACATTGAGGGTGGATATAAAAAAATATTAGGTACAACAAAGTTTAATGATAACATTGTACCTCAAGTAGCTTCAGCTAGTGAACGTGTTGTCTTTTCTGCAGTATTCAATGATGTCATTTTAGCAGGAAGGGGTGGTAGTATTCATCGTGCATCAAGTGGTTCAGGTTCATGGACTTCTTTGGTTACAGGATTAGGTACACCTACACACAACTATGAGTTTAGAAAATTTAATTTCGATGGTACAGATAAGATTGTTATTTGTTCAGCTACATCAACACCAAGAATAGTAGATACTAGTTATAGTGTTACTAATGTTAATGCAACAGGTAGTGCTAACTTTAAGTTTGTAGAGATATTTAAGAATCATATATTTTTTTCAGGTGATTCTAATAATTCACAATCTATTAAGTTTATGCCACCTTTTGCTACAAATGATTTTACAACAGCTAATGGTGGTGGTGAGATACGAGTAGACTCCCCTATTGTTGGCCTTAAAGTTTTCCGTGAAAATTTATTTATATTCTGTAATGATGAGATATTTAAACTACTAGGAGATTCTTATGCTAACTTTCAATTACAACCTGTCACTAGAAAGATTGGTTGTCGAGACGGTAGAAGTATTCAGGAATTTGCAGGTGATATTATCTTTCTAGGTCCTGATGGATTAAGGACCATTGCAGGTACAGACAGAATTGGTGACGTTGAATTGGGAACTATTTCCAAACAAGTACAAGAAGAAACAGATAAGATTACAACACATAATATTAACTCATTAGTTATTAGAAATAAATCACAGTATAGAATATTCTATCCTACTCGTGATGACCAAAATGAAAACTCCTCAGAAGGATTAATAGCAGTAATCAAGAACAATCCTAATACAGGACAGTTAGGTTTTGAATACTCTAAAACTCAAGGGATTAAAGTATCAAGCTGTGATTCAGATTTTATTAGTGGTGAAGAGACTGTTATATCAGGTGGATATGATGGTTATGTTTATCAACAAGAATCAGGAAATGTATTTACAAGAGTAGCAAGTACATTTACAATTAATGCATTTTTTAGAACACCTGACGTTACAATGGGCGACCCAGGTATTAGAAAAAATATGCAACGAGTTATTTGGAACTATGAGAATGAAGGTAACGTTGACACAAACTTTAAAGTAAGATATGACTTTGACAGTTCTAGTATACCACAACCTTCAGCATATTCTTTATCAACAGGTGCAGGTATTGCTGTTTATGGTTTATCTGTGTCTACCTATGGAACAGCAGTGTATGGTTCATCAGGTGCAAACTTAGTACGACAATCAGTCGAAGGTAGTGGCTTTACGGTGGCACTACGAGTAGAAGAACAATCTACAAATCCACCTATATCATTTAAAGGTTATCAACTAGAATTTATACCCGGAGGTAGAAGATAAATGGGAACAACATATACAAGACAGGAATCAGGTAATATTACTGACGGTTCGGTTATTGAGGCATCGCATCTTAATAATGAATTTAATCAGTTAGAATCTGCATTTGCGTCATCAACAGGTCACAGTCACGATGGCTCTACAGCAGAAGGTGGTTACATACCGCTTATTGCTGATAGTGATGCCAATAATAAAATATCTGTAGATACATCAAGTAATCGCTTTGGTGTATTTGTTGAGGTATCTTCTAATCCTGTAGAACAGTTTCGATTTCAAGATGGTGCTATTGTTCCCGTCACCACTAATGATATTGATTTAGGTACTTCTTCTTTACAATTTAAAGATGCTTTCTTTGATGGAGTAATTACAACAGATAGTTTAGCTTTACCTACAACAACTATTACAGATATTCTCGATGAAGATGGTTTAAACTCAGATAGTGATACAGCTTTAGCTACTCAACAATCTATCAAAGCATATGTTGACGCTCAGGTAACAGCACAAGACTTAGACTTTGAAGCAGATACAGGTGGTGCTTTAAATATTGATTTAGATTCTGAATCCCTAACATTTACAGGTGGTACAGGTATTGATACAAGTGGTAGTGGTAATGCTGTAACTTTTGCAATTGATTCTACCGTAGCTACATTAACAGGTACACAAACTCTAACCAATAAAACTATTGATGTAGACAACAATACTGTTTCTAATATTGAGGTAGACAATCTTAAATCAGGTGTATTAGATACTGATATATCTTCTGTATCAGCTAGTGATGACACATTAGCTTCAGCTAAAGCTATTAAAACTTATGTAGATGCTCAAGTAACAGCTAGTGACTTAGATTTTCAAGGTGATTCAGGTGGAGCATTATCTATTGACTTAGATAGTGAGACATTAGATATTGCAGGTGGAACAGGTATTGACACTACAGGTTCAGGCAATACACTTACTGTAGCTATTGATTCAACAGTAGCAACACTCACTGGAACACAAACATTAACTAATAAAACTATTAATACTGCTAGTAACACTATAACTGTTGTTGAAGCAGATATCTCCGACTTACAGTCTTACATACTTGCAGGTTCAACAGATACATTAACTAATAAAACAATTGATGTAGATAATAATACTGTTTCTAATATTGAGGTAGACAACTTCAAAGCATCTGCAATAGTAATAGAATCAGAAGGTATTAGTTCTAATGATAATGATACTACCTTACCGACAAGTGCAGCAGTAAAAGATTATGTAGATACTACAGTAGCTAATTCAGATACTCTAGCAGAACTTAACGATACAGATATTTCATCACCTTCAGGTGGAGACTTCTTAATTTATGATGGTACAAATAGTTTTGATAACGTAGCTATTAGTGGTGACATTGGTATTACTTCATTAGGTGTCGCATCTATTAGTTCAGGTGTTATTATCAATGATGACATCAACGCTTCAGCAGCTATTGATGCTACAAAAATTCATGATGGTACAATATCTAATACTGAGTTCGGTTATCTCAATGGAGTTACATCTGGTATTCAATCACAGATTGATGGCAAACAATCTACTGATGCTGAATTAACAGCTATCGCAGGATTAACTTCTGCAGCCGACAAAGGTATTCAATTTACAGGTTCAGGAACTGCGGCAACCTATGATTTAACTGCAGCAGGTAAGGCTTTATTAGATGATGCCGATGCCTCAGCACAGAGAACTACGTTAGGTTTAGGCACTTCAGCCACACTAGATGTAGGTACAGGGGCTAATAATATAGTACAATTAGATGGCTCTTCAAGACTACCTGCAGTAGATGGTAGTCAATTAACTGGTATATCAGGTGGTGCTTCAGAAGGTTTTGCTATAGCTATGGCCGTTGCATTATAATGAAAAAAAACTTGACAAATCAATATTTAACATTAAACTATAAAGTATAGGGGGAAGACAGAATGGCACAGGATTTCGAAAAAGCTGTAGGATTAAACGTAGGTACATCACCTTCAACAATTCTTACATCTAATTCAGATGATGCTATTATTGGTATCCGATTAGCTAACATTCTAGGCTCAACTATTCAAGTTGATGCATATATCACTCACAATGATGGTGGTGGGGATGACAATTATTATCTTGTAAAAGGTATTAATATTCCACCTAATTCGTCAGTAGAATTGGTAGATGCAGGGTCTAAGATTGTTATGCAATCAGGGGATGACCTAGTAATAGCATCCGATACCGCATCATCATGTGATGTATGGGTTTCATACATTGACACAATTTCAGCATAAGGAGTAATTAATTGGCATACATTGGAGTACAACCAGCAGAGGCATATACCTCATTTGCAGTACAGCACTTTACTACAAGTGCGACTACTAGCTATACGTTAGATAATGCTGTAGCTAATGAAAATGAGATTGCTCTTTTTGTAAATAACGTTAGACAAGAACCCGGCAGTGGCTACGCCTATACTGCTAGTGGTACAGCACTGACACTAAGTGCGGCAACATCTGCATCTGATACTATGTATTGTGTGTTTATTGGTAAAGCAGTACAAACTGTCACACCTGCTAGTAATTCTGTTACAGGAGCAATGATTGTTGATGGAACAATTACATCAAGTGAAATTAGTACTAGTTCTGCTTTTGACTTTCCTGTATCTGCGTATTTTGGTGAAGAGACATTGACTGATGGTGCTACAATAGATTGGAACTTACAAACACAACAAGTATCTAAAGTTACCCTTGCAGGAAATAGAACACTTAATGCACCAACCAATCAACAAGCAGGGGCATTTTATTCTTTACTCATTGTTCAAGATGGTACAGGTTCAAGAACCCTTAGCTTTAATTCTACATATAAGTTTACAGCAGCAACAGCACCTACACTAACTACAACAGCCAGTGCAAAGGATTTAATTGTGTTTAGAAGTGATGGTACAAATTTATTAGAAGTAGGTAGGAGTTTAAATATAGGATAATGTTTGCATTAGTAGAAGATAATCAATTTGTTAAAATAGTTAATTCTAACAAAGGTATTGAACTTAATGAAGTACAATATCCTAAAACAATATTTACATTATGGAATAATTCTGAACGAGAGGCAATAGGTATTTATGAAGTCACCGTGGATTCAAGCAATAAGAAAGACGAAAAGTATTATATTAATACGAATGTTACATATGCTTTTTCTGATAATACTGTTACTGGTTCTTATGGCACTGCTACTGCAAAACCTTTAGTAGATATTCTATTTGAAGATGGTGATGAAATACCTAGTGATAAAGAAGTCGGTGATATTAAACAATACGGATTAAAAGGATTAGAGATTAACAAAATCAAACAACAAGCAAGTGGGCTTCTATCCCCTACAGATTGGCATGTAGTCAAAGCAACTGAAGTAGCTGATTATTCTGTACCAAGTGATGTTGCAACTTACAGAACAAATGTAAGAGCAAAATCCAATGAAATGGAAACACAAATTAACGCTTGTTCTGATGTTGATGCTTTAAAAACTTTATTCACTTGGGTGTATGATGAAGATACAAATACAACCTCAAGACCTTTAGCTAGTTTCCCAGAGGAGATATAAATGACATTTCCTATTCTAGGTGGGAATGGTGCAGTCGCAGGTGCTTTTAGCATAGATAATTCCCTAAGATTTGAAGATGGTGATAGTTCTAATTTAACAAAAGACTTTTCAAGTGAAGGTGATAGAAGAACTTGGACTTGGAGTGCTTGGTTAAAGCGTTCTAATCTAACAGGAGCAGAACGTATTATATTTGATTCTAGACAAGGAGGAAATGCAAATCCATCTTGTGGTATTGCTTTTACAGCTAATGAAACTTTAGATATTATCAATTATAGTGGCGGAATTAATTTTCGTTTAACAACTAATCAAGTTTTTCGTGACACTAGTGCTTGGTTTCATATATTATTTAGGATAGATACTACTGATTCAACTGCAGACGATAGAGTACAACTCTATGTAAATGGTGAACAAGTTACTTCATTTAGTTCAAGAACAAATCCAAGTCAAAATTATCAAGGTGCTATTAACGATAATGCAAGACACGCAGTAGGCTCTATTTCTTATGGCGGTTATCATTTTGACGGATATATGGCAGAAGTTCATTTCATAGACGGAACTGCAAAAGCACCTACAGACTTTGGTGAATATGATGAAGATAGTGGTATATGGAAACCCAAAGAATATTCTGGTAGCTATGGCACGAATGGTTTTTATTTAGATTTTGAAAACAGTGGTAGTCTTGGTGCTGATAGTTCTGGTAATGGTAATAACTTTACTGCAACTAATTTAGCATCTACAGACCAAACAACAGATACACCTACTAATAACTTCTCAACATTTAATTCTTTAATTACAAAAAGTGGAACACTATCAGAAGGTAATTTAAAATCTACAGGTGACGGAAGTGGTCCGAGTGATAATTCAATTTCCACTATGGGTGTAAACACAGGGAAATGGTATGCAGAGTTTGAATTAACAGCAGATGGAGAAATTAGTGGTACTACAAATGCAGGTTTTGGAATTTGTGATGAACAATCAGATTTTTTTGATGTTGGAAATAATTTTCAAACATCTACATCAAATGCTATTGGTCTAAAAGATAATTCTAATATGTATAGATATGGTACTGAAAATGCATCTTGGGGGAGTTCTTTTACAGAAAACGATATACTTCAAATTGCTTTAGATATGGATAATGGATATGTCTATTTTGGAAAAAATGGCACTTTTATGAATAGTGGAGTACCTACAAGTGGCTCTAGTGGAACAGGTGGTATATCTATTACTAATACTGATAGAAAATATTTTATGTTTGTTGGTGAAAGTTATTTTTATGCAACTCCAATTTGGTCATCAAACTTTGGCAATCCCTCATTCTCAATCACATCTGGCAACAGTGATGATAACGGATATGGAAACTTTGAATACGCACCACCCTCTGGCTATCTTGCACTATGTACTCAAAACCTAGCAACTGAATTATCCCCTACGATTGATGATGGAAGTGAATATTTTAATACTGTTTTATATACAGGTAATGCCTCAACTAATAATATTACAGGTGTAGGATTTCAACCAGATTGGTTATGGATTAAA